GCAGCAACAGATAGCGTTACAGTTATTAATGATATTAATACTAATGGTAAAAGGTCAACGCATATTGGTGGTACAGCAGATACAGATACAGAAAAGTCACAAGCTGAAATAAATGCATGTGTGCAACGTAATGTCGACCATTTAGAAATTATATTAGAATATACAGACCCTGATGTTAAAAACTCTAGTGATGATAAATCATCTTATACGAGTGCAATAACAACTGGTAAAGCTTACATAGCAGCAAACTAAAATGGAACTAACAGGCTACACAATGTTTTTATTGTGGAATATATTTTTAACATTGGTAGTCGCACCGATACTTTTTAGTATTCGTCAGAATACAGCAGAGATAAAAAGACTTGACATACTTTTAAATAAAACGAGAGAAGAGATGGCTAAAGAATACGTAACTAAAAAAGAACTATCAGATGGTATGGATAGAGTCTTTGATACGCTAGACAAGATTGAAGAAAAACTTGACAAGCTTTTTGAGGTTAAATCATGAAGAATAAAAAGAAACAAAGACAAAGAAACCTAAAGCAAAGAATTGACTATCGTAATGGTGGTCGTGTTGCATTTAATGCAGGACAGGCTGCTAGAAGAAGACAAGAAGAGGAAAGAGAACAAGAACAAGAGGCTATAGAACAAGCAGAAGCCGCAGCAAAAGATAACAATAATGCTCTTAATGAAAATCAAGAAGCAGAAAAAGAAAGAGAAAAAGATTTTAAAGAAAAAAGAGATGAACGAATAGGAAGAACTGCAGAAGCTGTAGAGGCTGCAACAAAAGGAACAGTTCCTGCTGCTGCAAAAATACCTGATCCAGTTCCAATGGTTGAAGATACTCCAATGGCTACTACAACTATGGCAACACCAACTAAAGTTGTAGGACAGACTGCTGCACCTATAGTTCCAGAAAAAGTTACAGAAGTTCAAGACACATCACAGGTTTCTCCTCCAGAAGAATTAAGAGCAGCCCAAATGGAAGCTGCACAAGTAACTGAATCTCCTGAAGTTGTAGCAGCACGTTCTGAAGTAAGAGATGAATCATTAGCAAAAGCTGCTAAAATAGATAGAGTTGCACCTATTGAAGGAGCAGAAGTAGATATACCTGAAGGAGCTTTGGCAGAAAGAGTTGTTGGAATTATTAGTGAAGGAGCAAAAGCTACAGCAGCTATTAATGCAGGAACTACATTATCTAGAATTACAAGAGCAAGACAACAATTAAAAAATGCAGGTTTAACAACAGAACAAATTAATGAAATTGGAAATGATCCCGAAGTTTTAGAGGCTCGTCTTGTTAATTTTACAGAAGAAGAAAGAGGAATTATTGAAGGGTTGCCTAGAGAAGCTTTAGTATCTACGCAACTTAATGGTTTATTAGAAGGTATTGAAGATGGTAACATACCTCCTTGGGCATCCCCTGCTGTTGCACAAGTAGAACAGATGTTAGCTTCTAGGGGAATAAGTGCTTCTACAGTTGGTAGAGATAATTTATTAAATGCGATTATTCAAGCAGCATTACCTATTGCACAAAGTAATGCTCAAGCTATACAACAATCTGTTGCACAACAAAAAGATATAGAATTTAAAACAGCAGAAGCTAATGCACAAAGATTACAACAAACTGCATTAAAAAATGCTGATAATGTTTTTAAAATGAATATGGCTCAGTTTAGTGCCGATCAGCAAACTGCTTTATTTAATAGTAAATTTTTACAGACTGTTGGTTTAACAGAGGCAAACTTTGATCAACAATCTATTGTACAAAATGCGGTGCTAATGTCGCAAGCTAACTTAGCTGAAGCAGATTTTTATCAAAAATCTCAGATACAAAATGCTCAAGCCTTTTTACAAACTGACATGGCTAATTTAAATGCAGCCCAACAATCAAATATACTAAAGGCTCAACAAGAACAACAAAGGTTACTTAGTAATCAAGCAGCAGAAAATGCAGCACGAAATGCTAATATGGTTTCAACAAATCAAATGGAACAGTTTTCTGCTAATTTAAATTTTCAAACTAAACAATTTAATACACAACAATTAAATGCAATGAAACAATTTAATGCTAATGCAAAAAATGCAGCAGAAGCTAGAGATGCAAATAGAATTGCAGACTTAAATAGGTTTAATGCACAATTATCTACACAAATTGAACAGTTTAATTCTCAACAAGACTTCGCAAGAAATCAGTGGAACGCTCAAAATGCTGCTGCAGTTGAAGCTTCAAATGTAGAATGGAGAAGAAAAATAAATACAATTAATACGGCAGCACAAAACCAAGTGAATATGCAGAACGCAATGAATGCTTTTAATTTAAGTTCTCAGTCTCTTTCATTTTTATGGCAAGAATTAAGAGATGAAGCTGATTTTGATTTTAGAACTGCAGAAAATGCAAAAGCTCAAATTACACAACTTAGAGCAACAGCTATTGCTAATGAAGCAGCGTTAGCAGAAAAATCAAGATCAACAATAAATCAAGTTGTTAGTCTTGTTGAGAGTATGATAAAAGATTACTACACATAATTTAATTAGGATACAAAATGGGAAAATTACGAAAAATAGGTAAAAAAATCTGGAATGGTGTCAAGAAAGTTGGTAAAAAAATTGGTAAAGGATTTAAAAAAGTTTTTGCAGGAGTCGGTAAATTTTTAGGAAAACTTGGACCAATCGGAACTATTGCTATGATGATAGCTATGCCTTATATAGGAGCATATTTGTGGCAAGGTTTTGGAACATGGGCAGCAGGATTAAAGGGAACATTTGGAACAGTAATGAAAGGTGTATACAAAGTAGGTAATAGTGTAATGGGAGTATATAAAAATATTACTGATGCTGTCTATGGAACTTTAAAACAAATTCCCGGAGTTGGTGATGCACTAGAAGGATTTGATAGATTTTTAGATAGAACTAGAAGTGCTATGGGATTAGAGTCTGGTTCAATTAGTGTTTTAAATGACAAAGAGTTAAATGGTTGGGTAGGTACAGATGCAGGTGCAAAAGCAATGGGATACGAAAATGCTGCTGCGTTTAAAGCTGCAAACCCTACTTATTTTACAGCCGAGGGTACTTTAAGTAAAAGTGGTTTAAACTTTGCTAGAGGTAAAAGCATGGCTTATGAGGCACATCTTAGAGGTAGAGATGTATTTAATAAAGTAGATGGTGAATTTGATTTTAATAGTTACTCAGATAACTTTAAAACTAATGTTCTAGATACAGATTTTGTTCAAGGAGATATTTCAAGATTTGGAGAATCTTTACAGGGTAAAACTTCAATTACATTTAGAACTGGAAGTCCTCAAGGGTTTAGACAGTCTACTTTAAGAGAGGATTTAGCAGCCCACAAAAAGACTCTTAGTGCAGAAGAACTTAAAGTATTTAATCAAGATGAGTGGATAAAACAATATAAAATTGATAATCCATATCAAAAAGTTTTCTTTGAACAAGATGAAGGTTTGTTTGGACAACGTAAATTAGACCCAAATGATCCTATGTATGAAGCTAAATTAGGTGAATTTGGAAACGTGGGAACTTTAACTTTTGAAGGTGTTGGTTCAAGATACACAAGTGACGTTCCAATTGTAGCTAAAGATGGATCAGTTATAGGGTATGATACTGTTGAAGGAACTAAATTCGGTAGAGCATTTAAAACAGGATTAAAACAAGGAACTATAACTAGTATTGGAGGTAGTCCAGAACAAGAAGTTCAAAGCATGGGATACTCAGCACAAGTTGCAGAACCTCCACAATTAGAAACTGCTTCTACTATGCCTGTGGTTTCATTTACAGCAGGTTCTAATACTACACAAGGATTAAATTATTTAAATTTACTTTCTGGAAATGCTACTCCTTCTGGAGGACAACTAAGCCAGTTTTATAATAGTGGAGTAGTAATGCCACACTTATTACCACCAATACCTTTTGGATCATCAGCAACATAATAATTAGGAGATTTAAATGCCTATCATAGAAAATATAGCAGAAGATAATTACATAGATGATGAAAAGTTAGAGCTTATAGGGAGTGCTTTAAATAAATCAATTCCCGGTCAGTCATTAGTAAAAGACCCCGAACAACCTTATCCTTGGGAAGGTCCGCCTAAATACACAACTGTTCCTGATGCATCTCTAGCAATTTTTGTAGAAATGACAAAAGAAGAAACTTTTGTACCATTAATACAAGCTTTAAAACAAGGTTTTCCTGTTACAGACATGGCTAATCTTATTTTATATAGAGGATTTCAAACTGGTCAATTTAGTCCGGACTTAATGTTACTTTTACTTGAACCAGTAATTTATATGATTTTAGCTTTAGCAGAAAAAGCAGGTATAGGTGACGTTGTAGGATACGATGGAGAAGAAGATGATGATGAGGGTGAGCCAGAAGAACAAATTGATGCATTAAGAAGAATGAAACAATCTTTACAACTTGCAGGTAAGAATGTTTCTGAACAAAGCGTAGCAGATTTACCAGAGTTGAAACAAGAAATTTTGGAGTTTGAAGTTCCTGAAAATTTACCTAGTTTATTAGGAAGATCAGAACAACCAACAGAAAACAATAGTTTATTAGATAGAGGTACTTAAATGGATTCATTATTTAAAAGAAGACAAAAGTTATATGAGGGAGGCGTTCCTGATCAACTAGCCTATGGTGCAGATTTAGAACGAGGCATTCGTAAAAGAACAAGAAGAAACGATAGGCTTGCACTTGTCAGTAGTTTAATTTCAAGTGTTAATAAAAGCAACATAAATAAATTACAAGAAAATTTAAATAGAATAGAAAATAATTTAGAAGATGAAAAAGCTAATCTAACTGCTTTTGGAACTCAATATACTGATCATAAAGCAAGAATGAAAACTTTAGAAGATAAAGGTAATGGAAGTTTAGAACAAGGAATGCTTTTGGATATTTTAGAAAAGAATGGTATTAAAGAGTTAAGTAATCTAGATGGAATAAAAGCTAGATATAGTGACTCTTTGTATGCAAAACTTCTTGATGAAGCAAAAAGAGCTTCTGATATTATGAGGAAACAAGAAAAGGAATATTCACGTCTAAGAACAAGTTTTGATTCAAATAATCCTGAAGAAGGAGTTGCATATGACAATCTTGCTGATAAAGCACTATTTACTAAACCAGTTACTTTATCCCTTTATGAGATTGGTGAAAAACAAAAAACACTTGGTAATAATAATTTTTTAGATTCGTTACGAGACAGAGCAGGTAAAAATGAATTTGATTTAATAAAAGAAGGAGTAGCAGAAGAAGAAAAATTACGAAGTTTAATTAATGCTACCCAAGCAGGTAGAGATGCTATAGAAGATTATGTTACTCCTGCTGCATTAATAGATAGTCTTTTAGAAGAACAATCAAATTTAAGTAGAAGTGAGAAAAGTTCACAAGCATTAAATGAGGAACTAAATAACTTTGTTGCGGACACTAGAGAGTTTTTAAGTGAAAACAATAGTGCTTACAATAAAGGAGATTACTTTTTTGAACAAGCTAATTCAGAGGTTCAAGCTGCAAGACAAAAAAGAAATTATAATTCAGATTATGAACAATTCAAAACAAAATATGGATATACTGACGAACAAATTCGTAGATTGTATTGGGAGTCTACCACAAAAGTAACAGAAATTAAAAACGAAGTAATAAAAAATCTAATTGTTGGTAGTGATAGAATGGGTGGTTATGCCGAAGAAGAACTAGCCAACGAATTTAAATCTTCTGTATATGGAATGTTTTCGCAATATGATTATGATATTTCTAGAGTTCCTGAAAGGGAGAGAAGAAGAATAGTATCAGTTTTGAATTTAAAAGGTTATGAAGATAAACAAATAACTGAGTCTGAATATATGTTTGGTTCTAAACAAATAGAATCAGCTATTGATACTTTATATTCAGATGCTTATAAAGATTTATATCAGAGCTTACCTAGTAAAATAGCTTTTAATTTAACTGTACTGCGTGATGCTAAAGATTATCAATCTCAATATAATCTTACTGCTGCTCAAGCTTTAGAAGTATCTTTAAATGTACAAAAATTTGGATTAGCTAGTAAAGAAGATGGCTATTCAATTTTGGGTTTAAGGTTTGGAGATGATTATAGTTTTCAAGCACAACCCTTTTTACCTTATCAAAATGGTAGACCTATTCAAGAGATTTTATTAAACTATGATAAAAATCAAACTATACCTGAAGGAACATTTCAAGAATTTTTTAATACAATTAATAAAAATAAAGTTTATTGGTACAGTCCACGATCATTAATGCGACCAGAACCAAAGCTTCATAAAGACAACAGTACTATTGAAATTGGTCAATACACTCTAAGATTTAATCATCAGCCAGATGAAGAAGGAAATCACTTTACTATTGTAAATTAATTATGCCTATATACGAACCTGAAGAAATAAAGATTGAAAACGAAGAACAGGAAACTACACCAAAAAAGAAAGTAGTATTTCCTGTTTATGGAACACAATCTTACGTTGCTCCTGAAACTATAAATATGTCTGGAACTACAGTTGATCCTATAACTGTTTTTTCTAAAGATGCAACAGGAAAGTACACAGGAACAGTTGAAAAGTTTACAGGTAATCCGGATGATCCAAGACCTTTTAATGAACAATATCAAGATTTTAAAAATAAGCAACAAACTTTTGTTGAGCAAAGCAAACAAATTTCTAATTATTTTAATCCTGAAGCTTTAACTATAACTGACTTTACAAATAATCCAGAAGTTCAAGTTAGAGCAAATGAAATGGCTTCGTATTTAGATAACAAAACTTTTGAAGATGGTCAAAATGCTGCAGATTTTTTTGTTGACTATACAAGAGGTCGTGATTTTAATCTAACAAAAGCAATGGCTGAAGTAGTATTAAACACACGTAGGCAAAAACGGAAAGACCCCGAGACAAAAAAGTTTTTAGAAAATTATAGTTACTTAATGAATGAGTTTCATGCTGTAAATCCAAATGGTAAATCCAAATATGAAAATGTAGGTATTAGAGAAAATACAACTTTAGCCTTAGATATATTTAAAGGTTTATTTACTGATCCTGCTAATCTTCCTATTCTATTTACAGGTGGTACAAGTCTTCCTGTTAACATTGCTACTCAACAAGCAGCATCATTAACACTAAGACAAGGTATTAAAAATATGGCTGCTAAAAGTTATAATGTATCTTTAGGTAAAGTTGCTCCTATTTACAACAAAATTCCTAAGATACCTTTAGACCCAAGAAGTTACAAAAGTTCAATTGGTGTTATTGGTACAGAAGGTGCAATATATGGAGGGTTAGATAGTCATTTATTTCAGAGAAGATATAATTTATTAGGTGTACAAGGGTATGAAGAGTATGATCCTACAGTTACTTTAATGGGAACTGTTTTTGGTTTTGGAATAGGAACAACTATTGGAGGAGGTACAACTTATTATTTACGTAATTTAAGTAAATCTGCTAAAGAAGAAAAAGCTATACAACAAACAGAATCTGAACAATTTAAAAGAACTATTTTAGATGAGCCTGATCCAGAAGCAGAAGGACCGAAAATACTTTCAGTAGAAGAGGCTGCAGAATTAAACAGAAAAGAAAGGGAAATTAATCCTGAATTAAGTAATCCAACTCATGTAGAAGATGTTGCTGACTTTGAAAGACGTGCAGCAGATGAAGAACAGTTACTGCCTGAAAATTTTGTAAACAGAGTTATTGATGATGATGGAATTATTATAACGGATAAAACAGTTAGTCAAGTTTTAAAAGAAGAATCAAAAAAAGTTAAACCTAAAATAGGCGGCTTTCAAAAATACAGAGAAGAAGGCGGTACTATTATTTTAGGTAAGTCTATGCGTATGTTTAATAAGCCTACTACGTATAGTAAACAAGTCGGAGAAGTTAGTAAGTTTTTAGCAGAATCTGGAGTAGATAACGGGGGAACTGCCTATAATTTTTTAAGACTAATAAGAAATGATTCTTTAGAAAAATTTAGTGACAGAGTAGAAGATGTTGCTTTTGATTACAACTATTTAAACAGACAATATTCTGAGCAAATAGCTTTTAAACAAGGTGAATATTTATCTAGAATTAACGCATTAAAAATAGAAGCTGAAAGGATTGCTAGAAATGAAGCTAGATATACTAGAGGACCGGGATTATATTTACGTAAAAAAAATTACAAGTTAAGAGAGGGTACAACATTAAATGATGATTTATATATGTTTTTAAATCAAGGTCGTTTTCAAAGAGATGTACCTGAAAGTATTATAAAAATTGGAGGAAAATTTAGAAAGTTATACAACGATATAGAAAAAGATGCTATTATGGCAGGATTTGAATTTCATAAAGTTCCTAATTTTTTCCCTCGTTATTTAAAATCATATAAAGTTAGTAGGCTTGGAAGTAGAGGAAGAACAAGATATGCTCAACAATTAGTTGATGATGGTTATTTTGATAATTTAACAGATGCTAAAGATGCTGTTAAAAGGCAAACAGATAAGCTTGAAGGTGATTTTGATCCATCCGAAGGTTCTCTTGGTCAAAGAACTTATAAGAATTTAGATACTTATAATATTAGAGATTTATTTGAACAAGATGTATATGCCACAACAATGATGTATGCTAATAGTACAGCTAGAAAAATAGTTACGAAAAAAACTTTAGGGTTTGGAGAATTTGAACAAGATCAAAAATGGTTTATTCCTATGTTTGGTGGTAAGGATTTAGTTAAAACAACACCAGAAGATGCCTTTGAATTAGTTACAAAAAATTTAATGGCAAGAGGATTTGATGAGTCTTTTGTAAACGATCCAATGCTAAAAAAATATATTGATGCAAACTTTTTAGCAAGACAAAACATTACTGATACAATCAAATCTCCTGTAAAGGATGAGCAAGGTAATATAATTTTAGACAGAAATGGAAATCAAGTTTTAGAAGATATTCCTCTCCCTTTAACGGATTTAATTAAAGCAAATAATAAATTACGAAGTAATGCTTCTGCATTATCAAATAATTTTAAGTTTAATAACTTAACAGTATCTGAAAGAAATCAATTATACGCTCCTTCTTTTCAAGAATCTATTGATAATATAATTTTAAATAATTTTAAAAGTGGAACATTTACTAGACAAAGTGGTACAGTTATCGGAGAACTTGACCCCGCTAATGTAAATTATTTAGGAATGCGAAGTCCTTCTGATGAAAAAGCGAGGTTAAAAACACTTGTAGAAAATGTAACTGGTCAATATGGTAGAGGTACTCCTGAAGCTGAAAGGTTTACAGGAACATTACTAGCACTTCAAGCAGCTAATAAACTTTCTATGGCAACTTTTTCTAGTCTGCCAGAGAGTTTTATTCCAATGTTTAAAGCAACTCCTAAACTAGCAGTACAGGCTTTTCTTAAAACTGTTTTTGAAGAAGGTGGTAAAGCCGCTTCAAATTTACTTGGAGGTACGAAAGGATTGCCTAGTTTAACTAGAGCAGAAATGCATCAACATAACAAAATGATGTCAAGTGCAATGAACGAAGCGTTAAATGCTAGGTATGGAGATAATTTAACAGGAATATCACAAAAATTAACTTACGCTTTTTACAGAAGTATTTTTCTAGATCAATACACTAAATTTGTACAAATATACTCATACAATGCCGGTAAATTACTTATAAGAGAAAATTTATCTAAGTTAGATAAAATGGGTAAAGAAGCCTTTAATAAAAACAATAAAAAGGCTATGAGATTAAGATCGACTATAAATCAATTAGGAGTTAATGTAGATGAAGGTATACAATGGCATAGATCAGGAGGAGCTATTGACGATCCATTTTATCAAAATTTACAGCGAAGTGCTAATCGATTTGTTGATGAAGTAGTCATGATTCCATCTAGAGAAAATGCTCAAAAGTTTATAGCCTCAAGTCATTGGGCTGCCAGAGTAGCTTTTCAATTATATTCTTACCCTATTGCTTTTACTAATACTGTTTTAAGAAACGCTTTAAGAGATATGTCTGTTAATAGAGATTTTGGAACAGCAGCTAAACACGCTGCAGGATTAAGTCTAATGTATTATGCGACAGGCTTTACGCAAAGGCTTAAAGGTGTAGGAGAATTAGATGCTGAACCAATAGATCAAGCATTTGATACACTACATACTATGGGAATTTCTGGACCATTCATGATAGTTGATGATGTTATGAATAATATTTCATATGGAAGTAATACACCTAGATCATTTTTTAGATTATTAGGTCCAACTGTCGGAGGTATGCTTTTAGATGCCTTACAAGGAGATACGCCTTTTAGTTCAGCAGTATTTAAAAATACATTACCATATCGTAATTTAATAAGAAAACTATCTCCTGAACTAGTGTTTGAGATAGAAGAAGGATTAAAAGATTTAGAAAGAAGAAGATACCTAACTCGGTTTATCGGACTAACTCCACAAGGAGAGCTAACCAGAGATAGAAAATATTTTGAAGCACAAAAAAGATTTGAATTTCAAAAAGAATTAAAAGACAAAAGAGATCGACAACGTGATTTAAAGGAAGAGCGTTTAAAATTGTTTACAGGTGGTAAAGCCTCAAACTTAACATTTAATCAACAGTACCATAGAGATACTATTGCACAAAATCAAGCAATGTTAAACTCTGATAAAAGTGTGACAACTGCAAAAGTAAAAGGTGTAGAATATAAAGGAAAAATATATAACTTGCCAAGTTATGATAGAAATGGAGGATTCTTTACAGACGAAGAACTTAGAAAAAAATATGAAGTTGAAATGGAAACTGGTGTTATTAAAGGATATGATAAAAACTTTGATGGTCCAATAGAAAATCATCCTGCTAATGTTGCTGCAAGAAAAGAACACGAATTAATGATGGCTGAGGCAGAACTCGCAAGAGGAGCTATTAATCCTAAGTATACTAATACTCCTTCTAAAGAAATTGTTAGTGGATTAAAGGCAGGTATGAGGGCTTTAGGTTTTGCTGATGGAGGTCGTGTATCTTTAGCTACTGGTGGTAAATTATCCGAGGACTATCCTGTTCCGTTTACTAAATCTAATCCTTCAGAAAGAAAAATTTCTGGTACAAACGAAAGTTATGCTGTAATTGCAGGATTGTTTGAAGAAGAAGATAGAGTTCCGGTTAGAGTAGGAGGATTATTAGGAAAACAAGCAGCTAAAAATAAAACGATAAAAACAAATTTATTTAAAAAGAAAGCGGGTTGGAAGTGGACAAAAGTTCCTGAAGGTTTTGATCCTAATCCCGATGGTCAGTTTCCGTTAGTGTCTGTAGAAACAGGAGGCAAACATTTCTATTCTTTACAAGCTGATTTTCCTGAAGGGGTTTTATTAGAAAGATATGCTAAACAAAAAAGTGAACCTAGACTTAGACCAACAACAAAAGGAGTTATTAGGACAGGTAATAAAATAGGAGAAATTAGAACGTCAAGCGGTAAACTACATCCAGTATACGATAATATAGTTGCGGTAGATGAAAAGACTAAAGCTGTTAAAGGATTAAAAGATATGCCTACAAATGTAATGCCGGCTCCGCAAAGATTTTTTGATCCTGAAGATAAAGGGTATAAGCCTTTCTTATCTAATTTTGATTACATTAAAGGGGGTAGGTATGTTGAAATTAATAAAGAGGGCAATAAGGATATTACAGGTGCTACACCTAAACAAGCTAGAATATCTATAAGCCCTGAAGGTAAAGCATCTTTTACAATATCAAAAGAGTTTTACGATTCTATTTTTCCACAACAAACAATACGACAATTTCATGGTACAAAAAACGAATTACCTGAAGTTTTACAAGATTTTGATATGGGCTATCAAGGCTCAGAATCCAACATATATGGGGCAGGATTTTATACAACTTCTGAATCAGGTATTGCTAAAGGGTATGCTAAAAAAACAGACAGACGTACTGGTGAAACAGCTAAAGGTTTTGTATATGAGATCACAGAAAAAAAAGGTAATAAATTATATAATCTAGACTCGAAAGTTCCCGACCAAATTAAAAAAGATATACTTGAACCTGAACTTGATATTTCTACTGAGTTAGAAGATGAATTAGCAGGGTTTTTAGAAGAAAATCCAAATGCATCTTTCTTAGAATTATATGATGAGGCTAGAGAGATTTCAAGAGGGTATCAAATACCAACATATGAAGTTCAAGAATTATTTAATGGTTGGGCTATGTATTTAATAGACCAAGGGTACAACGGACTTAGGCATAAAGGTGGTGTTCTAAGCGGAGGAAAAGAACATGATGTTAAAATTTATTGGAATCCAAGTCAATCTTTAAATGTAAAACTTTTAAAATGAAATACAACGACTATTTAAATCATTTAGAACATAGAGAAGGTAACGAAGAATGCGTATACCTTGATACACTAGGCAAGCCTACCTGTGGTGTTGGGCATCTCTTGACAGAAAGAGAACGTCAAATCTACCAAGTAGGAGATAGAGTTTCTCAAGAGCAGAGGGATGAGTGGCTTAGGCAAGATGCTGCTAAAGCATGGGATGCTGCTGCTCAACAGATACAAGACTTACGTATTGACGATGCAGACTTTATTATTGCATTAGGTTCAGTAAACTTTCAATTAGGTACACGATGGATGGATAAGTTTCCATCAGCCTATAGAGCCTTGGCTAGTAAAGATTATGATGAGGCAATACGACAAGTCTCAACTGGTTCGGGGAGGAATGGTCAATCTAGATGGAAAGAACAAACACCAGTAAGGGTTGAAGATTTTGTAATAGCTATTGACAAATTAAGATAAGAACCCTATAATGATATTGTATTTAGAAGATCAATTAGAAGCATGCTATAGACAGTATTGCATTCATCAAGTAAAACAAGATATGCCTTTCATGAGTCTAGACGATTTTAGAAACATGTTTGAAGACTTGATGGAAGTAATTTACGCAGACGAAGAATAGTGGGAATACCATTTGAAATAATCACGATGATTGGGTCTACCCTTTTGGGTGGGCTTATGAGTTTGTGGTCGCAGTCAATAAAAGCTAAACAAGCTAATCAAGCTATGCTAATGGAACGTGCTAAGTTCCAACAAAAATCTGTTAAAGATGCTAGAGAATATGAGAATGTAGGATTCCAATGGACCAGAAGAATCATAGCCCTCACAGCTATATTCTCTATAGTTGTATTCCCAAAAGTTGTCGCAGTATTTTTTCCAGAAGTCTCAGTAACTGTAGGATACACAGAGTTTAGACCGGGATTTTTATTCCTTCCGGAAAAAGAAGTAATGGAATGGCGACAAATGTATGGTCTAGTTATTACTCCGCTTGATACAAATTTAGTAGGGGCTATTGTTGGTATGTATTTTGGTGGAAGTTTAGTCAAAAAATAATAAGCATGGAAAAAACATTAAAAGACGTAATCGCAAACGGGCGATGGAATTGGTTCGGTCTAGGCGAAGACGAAGAAGGTTCTCAAGATGATAATTGTTATAAAGGATTATTTTGGGATTTAGAAACTAGAGAATTCCTAAGATGGAATGAATTTATTAAAAAGGAGTGTAAATCAACTGAAAGCAGTGACTGATGGTATCTGCGTTGTATGTATCGTTGGTTGGGTATACTTAGTAGTTTCGGGATACTACTATTTTTTCTAACCACTACTAAAACTAAGAAGTAATTTAAAGAACGCTATTGGTAGCTTCACAGGGAAATTGCACCTTAAAAATGGAGAGTCAGAATGGGAGATCAATATCATCCTTCAGGTAGGTTTGGAGGTGACATGGACAGAAACGAGGTTGAGATTGACCTCAATAAGTTCATGGCGTTACTCCAAGAAAAGTCTGAATTAAAAGATAGAATCAGAGAACTTGAAGACGAAAAGAATGACAACCCTTATCAAAAGCTAATCTTTGTTGCAGAAGCTGTTGATAGTTGGAGAATTATTCCTAGAGCCTTTCTTGGTGTGTATATGTATCTATTATACTATACAACATTTTGGTTTATGGCTTTACCCGAACCTTCATTTGAGCAGTCAGGTTTAATATCTATTGTAGTTGGTGCGGGTGCAGCATGGTTTGGATTGTATACTAATACATCTAAAGGTAAATCAGATTTTTCTAAGGGAGGTAAATAGTGAGACAGGCATCACTACTTTTAACATTTATTTTATTAACAGGATTTTTACAAGCAGATCAGACAGGAGATTGTACGGCAGGTTCGCAGTATTGTGAGCAGAATAGTTTAGAGACTACTAACACTACGACTACAACTAACACAAACACGAATACAAATACTAATACAAATACTAATACTAATACAAATACAAATACTTCAACAAATACAAATACTAATACAAATACTAATACTAATACAAATACAAATACTAGCACGAATACGAACAGCAATACGAATGTAAATACAAATACATCTACTGCTACTAATCAGAACACTAACGTAAATACTAATACTTCGACTAGTACAGTAAACTCTAGCGTAGATCAGAATGTAACTAACACGACAACAAGCACATCAAATAACACAAACACTAATATAAATACATCAAACTCGACTAGTACAACAAACAATACAAATGTAAATCAATCCACATCAGAATCAAATGTTACAACAGATAATACAAACACTAACACTAACAACAACAATAGTGTTTCTGATAATACTAATAGAAACATTAATCAGTCTACTTCTACACAAAATATAAATCAAAATGTTAAAACTAAAGCTCCTCCCGCTTCTGCTATTGCTCCTAGTATCATGTCTTATTCACAGGACTTATGTACAACAGGAGTATCAGGGGCTTTTCAAGGGCAGATATTTGGTATCTCAGGCGGGAAGGCAGTACGTGACGAAAACTGTGAACGTCTAAAGCTATCTAAATATCTATATGATACTGGTATGAAAGTAGCTTCGGTATCTATTTTGTGTCAAGACCCAAGAGTATTCAGAGCAATGGAAATGGCAGGAACACCTTGTCCATATCAAGGTAAGATAGGTAAAGAGGCTGCTCAAGCGTGGGCAAAAAATAAAAAAGATAGACCAGATTACGACCAATTAGAAGAAAACTATATTAAACATTGCAAGACACAAAGAAACTCTAATGGTAAAAAGAAATCAGGAAGAACCTGTGCAAAAGAATTTAGAAACAGTTGATTCAAATGTTTGGTGTTTTATTGCTAGTTTAATTTTATCAGCAATCTTTTCATTAGGTGTTCACAACCTTCAAGCAGATTACATCTACGAAGCTAATCAAAACCTTTTTGACCTTACAAATCAGACAGGAACTACCAATCTAAACTCAGGTGACGATCAGTTATCTGCAGCATTCAATCTAGACAACTCCTTTACCTTTTATGGTAATACCTATGACTCAGCACGTATGGCTACAAACGGCTGTTTACATTTTGGTTTAGGTACAGGTAATATAAATTACAATAACTATTGTGGAGATTACACACCTGATCCATTACCTCAGTACACCAACACATTATTTCCGTTTTGGACAGATTTAATTAGAGACAATCAATCGAAAATGCTTGCCAAAAACTTTAGCGATAAAGCAGTCTTTGGTTGGTATGATATGAAAGAGTACAATAGAAACTCAGACAACAGCTTTGAAGTTGTGCTTTGGAATAATAATACATTTGAATTTAGATATGGTGCGTTAGATATAATACAGCATGACGTATTAATAGGAGAACAAGGAAGTTCTTCTCAATATTACCAGTACCTTTTTCATGATGAATGTAACACAGGTACAACTAATGTAGCAGGTACATGTGTTAATAGTAATTGGAATGGTACAGCTAGTAATAATTTACTAGAGAATGGAGGTAGTTTGTATGGAGATGGATCGGGTAATGCGATAGACTGTAGTAATCCTTTAAACAATACAGCTTGTACTGGATATGCAGCAGCTTATTTATCACAACAATGTGACATAGACTCTTTGTATGATACGAGTTGTCCTAATTATTGGGAAGCATATGATGATCAACAATGTGATGAAGACCCGCAGTATGCTCCATTTTGTGCAGGTTATCAGCAAGAACAATCGATAGCCTATTTTGTTGAGGATGATTTTGATTATGGATATGAAGAAGAATACTTTGAAGACTTTTTGTTTGAAGAAGAATGGTATGAAGAACCTATAGACGAATATGTGTTTATTGGACCAGACTATGAAGAAGAAGTTTTTATAGTATTTTTTGATCCGCCTCAAGAAGAAATATATTTTGAAGAGTTATTTATTGAAGAGTCTTACGAAGTTTTACCAGTAATTGAAGAGGAATATATTGTAAATGTCGAAAGGATTGATGAGCCTGTTCTATTTGCACATACAAATGAACTGTTAGAAGTATTTAATTTTGAAATAATAAGAGAGGAAATGGAAGATGAATTTAGAGATGATGAAAGAAATGAAGAAGAACTTGTCGAAGTTTTGGAAGAAGTTGAAGAGTGGTTTGAAGAAACTACAGATGAACTTGCAAATTTGGATAGACCCGAAGAACGAGTGGTTATGGAAGAAACCAGAGCAGATCAAGCCGAAGAAGAAGAAATCAGTCAAGAAAACAACAACCAAGAAAAAAGCTCAGTAAGGGTATCTGCACTAGACGTTGTAGCTAGTACTATACAGACTGCTAGGAATAGTGTTTCTAGTTCCATACGTGGCTCTGTTGGAACGAATAGATCATCATCCTTGTCGGCACTTAACAATTCTGCTAGTGGCTCGTCAGGCTCGTCTATTTCATCTAGTGGCGGGATAAGTACGACAAACTCGCCTAGTATATCTGATCAAGTTGTATCGGCATCAGCACAAAACCAACAAGTTTTAGATATGGGTTCGGATGTAGGTACATCTTCCGCTAATGTGACCATCACTTATATGCCTGATCTAGAAGGAACTCCACAAGTTGCAATGGCAGATGTTCAGGTCCAAGATATGCAGGGAGAGATAGACACTGCAATATCAGGAGTTATGACAGTTAGTGAAGCCGATCAAATAGCAGAGCAGATTGTTGCTCAAAACATTCAGGAACAACAAGAGCAAGCGGAAGTAGAGCAGCAAGAAACTGGACAATACTCCGATGAGTCTACCCTAGTAGCTTATCTAGGGTACGTTGTAGGTTTTGACTCTTATATAAATTTAGATATACCGCAACAAGAAACTTGGTACGAACCTAGAGCAATATATACTGATGTAATATTAGATGATAACAACCAAGCTTTTTCTAGTTTAGCTAACGTAAATATAAACCGACTAGCTGAATTACAAAACCTGCAACCTAATCTTTAGTTAGCTAGTGGATTAGTTTTATCTTCTTTAATAATCTGAATATCTGTTTTTATAGAACTAACATCTGCTTTTATAGCTGATACAGTTGTCTTAATTTCTATAGTATCGCTTTCATTAAAATCTATTCTAGTTAAAGTATCATCTAAAGTTTTATCTAAATAGTTTACAGTACTTTCTAAGTACTCAAATCTTTTCTCAATCTCTCCAAGACCATCATCAGTCTCTTCAGTCTTTTCTATCTTAGCTTCTAAGTTCTCAATTCTATTTACATACGTAGCACCAGTATATCCAAACCCTGCTAGAGTTCCTACTATGCTAACTAAAGCTATAAGTTGTGTAGTTTTATTTTCAAACCATTCCATATTGTTCTCCGTTAATTAATTGTAGAGTTCAAGGCATCTAACTCAGATTCTAATTGATTGTGTATGTCTAATATCTTTTGCCTTGATTCTCTAATTACAGTTTCTATTATTTTTAAATCATAACCTTTAAAAACTTTCTTAGCATCTTTTAAAGGTAAGCCGCTAGTCTCTGTAACTAAACGACCTTTCGTATCAAAAAGTATGTGGAAGGATAGTATGTTCGCTTCCTGTGCTTTCATTTTTATATCTCCGCAAATGCAACTTTGTCTTGCTTTCCTCGCAATCCTGCTTTCATATATGCAGTTGCTCGACCTTCAAAAAAGTTTTGATGTTCAACACCAAGCACTTCATCCAACCAAGGAAGAGGATTTTCTCTCTGATCAAAGTTTGTTTTTAATCCAAGTTGTAATAGTCTCCTGTCTGCAATATATCTATTATATGCATACATATCTTTCTTTGTGAGTCCTTTCATATCTCCAAGTTCAAATACTAAATCAAGAAACTTATCTTCCAACTCTACCATCTCTCTACAAATATTGTAAAGTTCTTTTTTAAATTCATCAGTCCATATATCTAGGTTCTCTTGTATAAACTCTCTGAATAGTTTAGTCATAGCTTCAACGTGTAATGACTCGTCACGTATAGAGTATGTTACAATTTGCCCCATACCTTTCATCTTACCAAATCTAGGAAAGTTTAACAAGATTGCAAAGCTACTAAATAGTTGTAGTCCTTCTGTAAATCCTGAATAAACTGCAAGAGTTCTAGCTATAGCTTGCTTATCCCGCCTAGTTGGTTTGAAATCTTTTATGTAGTCATGCTTGTTTGCCATCTCTTCATACTCAGCAAAAGCTTTGTATTCTATTTCAGGCATACCAACTGTATCTAAAAGTAAACTGTAAGCATGTTGATGAATAGATTCCATGTTAGCAAATGAACACATCATCATTCTTGCTTCAGGCTTTTTAAATATACGCATGTACTTATCTATGTATCCTGATCCTACATCTACATCAGACTGTGTAAACAATCTAAATATTTGTGTTAATAAATTCTTTTCTTCATTCGTAAGTTCTTGCCAGTCTTTGACATCCGTATGTAAAGGTACAGACTCAGGCAACCAATGCATTTGGTTTTGTTCCACATACTTTTCAAACATCCAAGGATGATCAAAAGGTTTGTAGTATTCTCTAGTGCTTAGTAAACTCATATATTATTCTCCATTAAGGTAACTAGCATATTGTGCTAATAACCATTTATTATACTTTCTTTTATATTCTTCTTCTGTGTAAGTGGTAGATTGAGGTGTTTTATTTTCATCACAATGGTCTAACCACATACGTCTACAAAACTGACTAAATTTTTCTCGTTCTTCTTTTGTCATTTTAAAACTCTTTTAATAATAAATCAAGCTTTTCTTTAGCAGTAGCCATCTTATCTAAAAGTAAATCCATAGACTCTATTATATGGGGATGTTCTGCTACACCCATACCTAATGAAAAGTAAGTATCTAACTCTGATTTAGCTATTGCTATCTCTGCTTCATACTTCTTTTGAAGTGCATCAAATCTTCCTTCATACATATTATCAAATTTATCTTCTGTCATATTACTATCTCCTTTGGTAAATAAACCATGACAAATGAGCCACAGTTCGGACAACTTAAATTAGTTTCCATGATATATTCTGAATCATCATCTTCTATATCATGATCACCACCCCATATTAATTTTGTATTACAATGCCAACAATTCATATCAACCCTCACAACTTAAACATTCTACATCTTCAAGCTTGACTCTTTGTACTTTAATATTTACATTCTCAGCATTACGAGCAGCATCTGATCTAAAATAATATAGTGACTTTAATTTATTCATCGCATACCAATGAACATCATTAACATACTGTAAGTATTCATCATGTACAGACTGAGGCTCAGTAGCTTTAGGCATAGTGAAAAATAAATTTACACTTTGACTTTGGCATACATAAGCTTGTCTCATATGTGCATGTTCAACTAAGTAGATTTGATTAATCTCTGTAGCTGTTTTAAATACTTCTTTTTCTTCTTCTGTAAAGACATGCCCCATATGTTGTATTGATCCATTATGTCCTGCAATATCTTTCCATACTAATTCAAGTTCTTTTTTGCTTAACTCTTTTTTCTTTAATAATCTTTCCAAGTATTTATTCCTAACTTGGTACGAACCTGATAAAGTTTTGTGCGTATATACGTTAGCACGATATGGTTCAATGCTAGGGGAAGTACCACCGCATATAATACTACTACTGGCATTAGGAGCAATAGCCAAAAGATGAGCGTTACGATTACCGCTACCATGTATATCAGGAGCTTCCCCACGTTCATCGGCAAGTTTTTTAGTTGCTTCCACAGATCGTTCCTTGATATGGGAGAATGCGACATTATTGATGCTAGTAGATCGTAAGCCTTGGAAAGGTAAACCTTGGCTTTGGAGTAGAGCATGAAAGCCCATCGCTCCAAGACCCACCGACCTTTCCCTATAAGCTGAATAAGCTGCTTTAAGTAATCCTTCTTTTTCTTCTTTAACATATTTTTTAAACCTCTCAAAATTAGCACTGTATCCACCGAGTCTACTAGTGTCCACAATAGCTTCAATAAAATGTTCAAGAACATTATCTAACATAGTGATTAGATCACTAATAAAATGTTCGTTCTTTTTCCATTTATCAAAGTGTTCTAAATTAACACTCGATAAACAACATACGGCTGTACGTTCTTCGTTTGTAGCTAAAACTATTTCAGAACACAAGTTACTTTGATTTACTTTTAAACCTAAATCTTTTTGTTCTTTCGGTAAATGTTCATTACATGTATCTATGTTTATCATGTAAGGCTCGCCAGTCTCTGCTCTAGCGTTGAGCATTTGCCACCACAAATCTCTAGCATTTACAATCTTAACTGCCTCTCCACTTTTAGGATCGATCAGTCTCCATTCTTCGTCATTCTTAACCGCCTCTAAATATTCATTAGTAAGATTAATTCCATTATGTATATTTAAACACTTCCTATTTATATCTCCGCCTGATTCTTTACGCATGTTTATAAATTCTTCTACTTCAGGATGTGATATATCCATATAAGCAGCATATGAACCTCGTCTTGTTACACCTTGATTAAAGGCAAGCATCTGAGAATCTACGACATGCATGAATGGGATTGATCCAGTAGAACGAGAATGGTTAGAAGTACCAATACCATTGCTTCTAACATCTCCCCAATATCCACCGATGCCTCCACCTGAACTAGCGAGCCATATGTTCTCATCATAGTGATCAGATAAACCACGCCTACTGTCAGGTACATAGTTAAGAAAGCAGCTAATAGGTAAGCCACGAGTCGTTCCCCCGTTAGAAAGTATAGGAGTACTAAACATAAACCATAAATCGGAACTGTACTCATAAAGTCTCTGTGCAAGATCAAAGTCAGTCTCACCTTTATAAGTAGCCCCAAAAACACTAGCCCTTGCAAAAGCTTCTTGAGCATGAGTCTCTTCCTCCCAAAAATATCTATCCTTTAAGGTATCTAAACTAAACTTATCTAGTTTCTTTTCTTTGTCATAGTCTATAACTATTCCTAAGTAAGGTTTCTTACCTACTTTATCTTCCACCATTACTCTTCTCCTAAATGATACTCAGTATCTTCTAAGGCTATAGCTATAATTGCATAATGTATAATCTTTAACAAGTCATATTCAGCATCATTTCCTTCTTTCTTACCACACCTCATAGCATACTTCATAATATTACCCATGCAAAAACCTTTGCCATGCCCTGCATCTATAATCATATCTGTTGCTTGATACTTTCCTTGGGCATAATGTCTTTCGTATGTTCCATCTACGTATCTTTGTATTTGTTCTATTATATTTTTCTCGTTAAATTTATATTCCATATGTTATCCTCAATGTATTGTGTCGTCTTCTGATATACCCGTTAATCTTCTTTTTGATTCTAGTTCAATTAATTCTTTCATTTTATCTATGACTTCTGTTTCTACTTCGTTTATATTATGGCCAGAAAAAATAAAACTACCTATAACCATAATGAGTTCGTTCAACTCAATGTCTTCTAAATCCCAAGCAATAATAGCTGTTTTATACTCAGCCACGTTCTAGTTCCTGAACTTTAATTTCTGTGATATTCTTACCAGTTGACTTAACAATCTTCTTAATGCCTTTCGTAAACCATCGTAAAGTGTACGCAGAAACTCGGAGATGCCGATTAGCATAAATATGAGTTTGATCCGGCAAATATTTTTCCAAGTTATCAATTTTAACTTTATCTTTTTCATCATCAGGTACTACACTCCTTAACCATTCAAGCATTAGATGCTTTGCGTGTCGTCTTATTAGCTTTTCTTTTTTTGAATTCATGTGTAATTTCCTCTACTTTAGGTTCTTTAACTACCTGTGTTAAATAGGAAAGACCCTTCGCATATTTAAATACTCGAAGACCTTTACCGTTATTTGAATCTTTATGACATTCTACTTTGTGCCTACAGAAAAAACATCCTCTAGGTAGTTTCATGTTACCTGATTGTCCGTCAGGGATAGGTTGATAGCAAAGTTCAGGTGGTGCTGATTTGCGTAAAGATTTCTTGACTGTATTTATTTTACTCTCTATGTTGGGTTTGTCAAGTTCTTCTGGAATATAAAGTGCAAGTTCTCCATTTTCTTTATTCATTGCCAAAAATCCACCCTCGGAAGTACCATGACCTGCTTCGTATCCGGCAAGTTGAGCGAGGTATCCGAAGGTATCATCTTGAGCTAGTGTTCCATCCTTGAACTTCTTAAAGGCGTAACCTGATGCAGTCTTAACATCTACTACTTCACCATCAATAACACAATCCATGTGGCCTTCAATGCCTTTTACTTTTACGTTCTTCTGTTCATGCTCTACCTTATGTCCGGCTAATCTAACTAATAATAAGACTACCTCTTCTAAGATGTGACCATAAAGAAACTTTATAAATGTATTAGGAGTAATAGAACTTTCTTGTTGTTCAGTCTTCATGTCATACCATAGTTGCCTATTAGGTCTACCAATGTTTGACATACGTAATGTTCCTTCGGATCTTTTAGTAGGTGTAGACCAATGACGTAAAACTTCTTTCATGTCTTCACCAAACTTATCTATAACTTCGTCAGATAGGTTAAGGGATTTACCTTCACCAAGTACAGAAAGTTTTTTGTAGATATCATCTACTAATGTATTTAATTTTTTCTTTCTCATGTTCTATGTTTTACCCATTCACATTTTCTAGTATCTGGATTAAATTTTATTACTTGAACACCTAAAACTTTTTGTTTTTCACTTCTTGCAGTAGTTCCGTTAGATCCATTGTTTGATCTAGTTTTAATATCTGTCAAGGTTATATGTCCATCTTTAACAGCGATCAAATCAATTGGACCATCGCAACCACAATTTTTAAACACTTCATATCCCTGATCCCATAACCAAGTGATTGCATAAAATTCTGCAAAGTCTCCTCTGCGATTCTCGCTTTTTTTCTTAATGTGTTTCACTCCAGTTCTCCCCGATCTTATATTCTCCATCCATTGGACAGCGAAGGTTATAATACTCTCCTGCTTTAATAATACAGTTGACCGCTAACTCTCCTACGAAGTTTGCTATATCTTCTCTAACTTCCATTTGCCACTCGTCATGAATGTTAGCCACAAACTTAGCATCTAGTGTATTTAATTTAATTGCAGCATCTAACATAACTAAACCACGCTTCATCACTATAGCTCCTCCACCTTGTAATAAAGTGTTGAGAGCAGCGTGCTGTGTGCGAATTAAAAGTTTTCTTCCGTCTAATCCTTTGAGGAAGTTCTTTGCTGATGCTCTTTGAACTTTATCTCTAAGAGATTTAAATGATGGATTACTATCAAAGAATTGTTCTCTAAGTCGCTTGCCATCTTTTTGATTTCCTCCAACCACTCTGCCAAGTTTTGCATCTCCTGCTCCGTATATGAGGGCATAGATGAAAGTCTTTGCCTGATCTCTAGATTCAAGTCCTGCAGATTTCTGATTAAGGGTGTGTATATCTCCGTCAATGATTTCATTTATAAACTCCTCGTCTTGCATATAGTGAGCAAGCATTCTTAATTCTAAACTAGAAGCATCAATACCTACTAATTTGTATCCTTCTTCCACCGTCCAACAAGCTCTACACTCTGGCCCAAAAGGACTATTTATATTAGGAACTTGAGCCATATTCGGATTTCTATGACTCATTCTTCCGGTAATTGTACCATTCGGAATAACAAACCCATGTACCCTTCCATCATGATCAAGGGCCGATATCCATGAATCAATCTGTGCAATTCGTTTTTGATATAATAAATAATCAGCAATAAGTTTTGCTTGTGGTATATCATCAATACGTGCTAATGTAGTTTCATCTACAATAGGTTGACCGGTAGGAGTAAACTTCTTAGGTTTCCACCCAAACTCAACTAAGTATTCACCTATTTGTTTTCGTGAGCCTAAGTTAAAGTCTTGGAGTTTTCTTCTGGTAAAAGGGGTTATGTCGTTGGTAGGGGATCTTTCTTCAAATTCTTCGGGAGTTAATCCTTGTTTAGATAATGTTCCGTCTTTCTTTAATCTCGGTTGAACATCTTTAAGATCAATCATCTTAGGTTTAAAGACCTTGTGTACTTCGTCTTCTGCTTTCTGCATCAGTTGACGTAGTTCAGCTAATAGCATGTCAGCATGTTTAGAATCAAATTTAAAACCATTTAGCTCTTGCTTTTTAATTACAGATGCTACTGATTGTTCTAATGCAACGCACTCTTTTGCAAAACCTTTACCTTCATTGCGAAGGTGTTGAAAGAGGACAGTATTTAGTTGGACATCACGAACACAATAGTCCATCATTTCTTTTGAATAGTTGAGGTAATCTTCAAACTCTATCTTTCTAAAGCCTAAACGAAACCCCCACTTCTCTAAACTATGTCCTCCTTCACGAACCGGATTGAATAGTCTTGACATAACTAATGTATCTACAACTGGTTTGTGAGAAAGTTTTACATTACCAAACTTCTCAACCATAGGTATATCAAAACCTATAATGTTGTGACCAATAAGTTTATCTGCTTGTTCTAATAGAGCATAACCTTCCTCTAGTTTATCCGGTGGATACTTGTATAGAGTACCAGTATCTACATCTTGAGCCACCAAGCAATGTATCTTAGTAGCTCTTAGATCGTCTGTCTCTATATCAAAAACTAAATCCATATTATAACTCTAGTAATCCATTAGCATCATCCTCAAATTGATCTTTAGGAACTTCTCTAAGTCTACCGGTTTCCCTGTCATATAGCAAATGACTGGCTAATCCAACGTCACCGGTATACCTAGATTTTAAAACACGAACTCGTGTCGTATTCGATTCTTCAAGATCCTCAGACTGTTGATTTCTTTCAAGAGCAATAACACAATCAGACAGTTGAGCGATACTCTGTGAACCTCTCAAGTGTGAGAGAGACACTTCAATACCATTCTCGTGTCCTTTGTTTCCATCAACTCTTCTCAAGTGTGATACTAAGATTAGTCCTGCACCTGTCTCTTCAACTATACTTCTAAGTCTTGTCATGATGTTGTCGATTGCTCTACGTTCATCACCTTCGGACAAGGCAGACACTAACATATGTAAGTGATCTACAACAACCCACTTACAATCACAGGCCACAATCATGAAGCGAATTTTATTAAATATTTCATCAATACTATTCGTGCCAAAATGAGCATGTATCCATACTCTATTTTTATTTTCTCCGTCATATAGAATATCAAAGAATTTATCCAACTCTTCTTCGGAAAAGTTTTCTCTCTCTTGATCTATATATAATCTAGCGTTAGCTTCTATAGATAAGATTCCGTCAACAGTTCTTCTCCAATCTTCTTCAAGAGCAATAACTCCTACGTTATCCGTAGTTTCTTTAATAAGCCAATGTTCTAGTTCTCTAGTCACAGAAGACTTACCAAGTCCTGTACCTCCAGTAAGTGTTACCAACTCGCCGGCACGTAACCCATATAGCTTGTCATTTAAACCTTGCCAAGGGTACGGAATACTTTCTTTCTTCTCTCGTGAAAAGAAATCTTGTCTCGATTCGGATACATTGATAACACCACTAGGAGTATAAACTTTTGCAGACCACCAAGCTTCAACAAACTCTTTGTGTTTGTTTTGACGAAGCATATCGTTAGCATCTTTGAATCCATTTGGAAGAGTCATGATCTTAGCTTTACTAGGTTGAAATAACATTGCTACTTTTTTAGCAGCCTCCTGTCCTTGCTTGTCGCTATCAAAACAGATCACCACATTCTCAAAACTTTCTAAAAACTCTAAGCTTTCTTTGACATCTTTAACTGCACCGGATGAACCTCTCTTTATTGAGACTGATGCCCACTTACTACCCATTAATTCGTAGCAAGCCATAGCATCACATTCACCTTCAACTAAGGTAATTGACTTACCTCCAGTCTGAAAAAGTTGCTCACCAAACAATCCTGTGCCTTCAAAACTACCTTGAACAGAGAAATTCTTATCTCGAACATAGCGTATTTTCGTAGCAGATAGCTCATGTTTGTTGAAATATGGATACAAATGTTGCACTACATCTCCATTGCTAGAGAGTATGGATTTTACTCCATATTTACGAGCAGTTGCCTCTGATATTCGTCTATCAGATAATGCAACAAAATCTCCACCATTAGGATTGACTGGGGATTTATGTTTTTTGTGTGTCACTTCCTCGCCTGATACAGCTTTGTTATAATTTAAGAAATAAGTATCACAGCTAAAACATTTTGCTGATCCGTCTTCATTCAATGATACAGGATCGCTCCCTCCACATTTTGGACATGGTAGTTGATGTTTTATAAATGCCATATATATTCCCTCACGTTGTTAATAAAAAGTGTGTAGCTAGTGCATGGTGGTTTAGTTCTCATTTACTTTTATCCTTAACCTTTTCAAGCCAACCAAATTGATACAGAAAGGTTTTTATAAAGGCTCACTCCTAGCTACACTTTGAAGGTCTAGTAGTTTATAGTCACTTCTTGGGATAACCTTCTCGCACCCAATGGCTGACTCTTAGGAGCACTAGTCGGAGTCGCTAGACTCAGATAGTTCTTCGACCACTTCAGCATTTGCTTCTGTGTTTTGTCCGTCATTATTAACTATATCTACAATTTTATTTGAGAAGAAGTTAATACTTGCTTGTACTTCTTCAAGGTCGAGTGTGATATTCACCTTCTTTTGATTTAGCCTTTGCAGTCTTCCAAATATTCCTTGTCCTTCGTCAGGAAGGTCTTCAACAAAAATCTGTACACCATCTATTGTGACGTAAGGTTTGTTAGGATCTTCTACTACACCACCTTGTGAATATTGAAGACGAGATTTCTTTGGTCTTCGTAACCACCTACTCAAAAGTTTACCTTCAATAGTTAAGAATTTATTTGATGTTACTCTCATAATTAAAACTCCAGATCATCATCTATTGGTTGTAATTCACTTCCGTCTGAACCGGTGTACTCTACTAACTCTACGACTTGAACTGCTTGTAAATCAAGGCCTTTGAAGTCTCCATAGTTATTAGAAGTTTCCCATTCTCGGTATTGGACATTTACTTTAGAGCCATTGCCTACTGCAACATCCAAGGGTTCTTTATTAGCATCAAGAAGTTTTGGAGCTTGATTAGGTGTTCCGTCTTTTCTTGCGACTTTTCGTTTGATAATGAGTTCCTTCTGTCCGTCATTATCTCTGACTCTAAAACCCCTGCTAGAAAAACTATCAGCAGTCTTATCATCAACTAATAAAGTAACAGAGTACTCACCATATTTATTGGGCGTTTTAACCTGTGCCCAATTTACAGGTACTGGTCCAATTATTGGCATAGTATTTCTCCTTTAGTAAAAATCTGTGAGGTTTTATGTGAGTCGTTAGACCTCAAACTAACATCAGCTTGTACTGACCTACTATCTAACTTTTGGGGTGTATAGTGAGGGCTACATGCGTTAGTAGTATAACTCATAGGAGGTTAGATTTCCCTCAAATATTTATTATAGATGTCGCCTATGAACATCTCTAAACTATTTTCATCAAAAAACTTTAAAATAAAGTCTTGGCCACTTACTCTAAGTTCATGTCCTAATTTCATTTCATATAAATGTGTAAGAATGTCATAGTCCGAACCTACTTTCAAGTATTGTTTCCTTGATAATTTAATTTCTGTATTACTTATCTTTTCCATAAGGTGAGGATTATATATCATAATAATTAAGGTGTCAAGCCCTCGATTTAATTTTTTTAAATTTCTTTCTCCACTTGGAGCGTTTGAATTGAGTCATTGTTCCATCTGCATATCTGATCTCAATGATGCCATTATTAACATGTAAAGATGTCACTTGTTCTTTGTCAAGTATATCCTTGTAAAGTTTTTTAACATCATACTGAGTCATTATGTGTTCCGTCTGTTTCTCTGTAGTTTTCATCATCTACTACTTCCACTCCATACTCTAAGTCTCCAAAGTCTATCATTTCTTGTAGTCTTTTGGTTACATTATCCCATGTAGGATGAAATGGAAACGCTATGGGTTCAATGTGGACCACACATATAGTTTCCCTGCCTAGCCATTCACTAATTCTTTCTAATCCAAAACGTCTGAACTCTTGTTCTTCTGTTCTTTCATCAGTTCCTTCAAAGCCGGTGAAGTCTCCATAAAATCCCTTTGGTTTAATGACTCTAATAGTTTCATGTCCACCATATTTAAAGGATACCGATTTATTTTCTTTAATCGCCTCTATTACGTCTAATGTTATTTGTGATGTATCTAATGTCATTGTTATTTTCCTCCATTAATTGTTAATAAAAATTTTACTCGTTATCTATCTCAATCCGATCCCAATCTACTTGAGCATCATCACCATAATCTGTACCAACATAAGTGACTTTGTAATCCACTTCATCATCTGACTTACCTGTAGATTGATCACCTTGTGTAGTAACGTCAACTTCACAAATGGCTCCAACGATAGCCATGTATTCATCATCAGTAAATGGTTTATCAGTTTCAATTTCAAAGTGTCTAACATCTACAGTCTGCTCTCTTACAAAGTATTTGTATTTAGTTTTCATTTTCCCTGCCCTCTATATTTTTTGTAGGTCTGTTTAATTCTTTTTGGCATTGTTGAAGTGCCTACATTCCTTCGACCTTGCCAAGTCTTTTTACCACGCACCCCTGTCTTTGAGGTATGTTGTATGTTCTGTGTTGCTTTTCTCATGAGTATATGTTTTTCATACTAGCAACATAACTCCTCGCAAAAAGATCCCATGAGGCCGGTGAATACTCTTTGATCTGTGCGATCTCAAGTCCTTCCTCATACCATCTCTCTTCTAGTTCTTGTTGTATTAAATTACTCATCTTAATATTTCTCCATTGGTTTTATTTATAAATTCTTCAAATATTGGTTTATAAGTTTTGTTTCCCTCATAATCAACTTCATCTAAAGTATCGATTGAAAGACGAATTTGTTTTCCAATTTCTATTTCAAAAGCAAAATCATTATCAATAGATTTAATTCTGATTTTGTCTCTAAAACTTACTTCAACTCCATCACTCATCTTCTTCCTCCTCCCATTCATCAGGATTACCAATACATTCCCAATCTCCACCATTTGAATCTACTTCTTCTGTATCACCTCCACCTGCTAAAAATATATCCTCTGCCTCTTCATAAGACTCGGCTGTAACTGCTGTTTCCTCGGTGATTGTTATTGTATTACTAAATAAATATTCTTTGAATTTTCGTTTACTCATAGTTTTTTCCTCACTTATACTTTTCTCTTAGTCGCCATTCGTTTTTTCAACGTGACTCGTTTATTATAAAATCCGTCTTGCATTAAGTAGCAACCAAATGCTATTCCTACTGGTGCAAAAAACATTATCATCAAAGGGAAACTAAACTCCCTATATGCAAACACCACCACAATATGAGCCATACCACTTACTAAAAGTAGCACACTCCCTACGCTAAAGTTAAACCAATTCATCATAGTTTTTTCCTCACTTTGTAGATTCCGGTTAATTTCTCCTTCTTAGGATGTTCGGAATCTATAACACCCTGAAAGATTTCTTGTTGTACTTTAGAAATCTCTGTTGGATCTGTCAAGTTTAATATCTTGACATCATGCAACTTAGGTTTCCAAGTCTTCCAATAAATTTTTTCTATCTCACGTACTCGCCAAGTCCACTCGACATTCTGTCCGTTGTAGTCATAACCGAAGATAGGCCTACCCACGTTCTTTATCCCTATCTAAAAATTCCTTAACATAAATTGCATCAGTCGCATTAAGATCGTAATGTGCCCTTAATGTTTCAATATTAAACGGACATGCATCCGGTTCTTTTTCTAGCAATCTAGCATCAATAATTATTTTATGTAATCTCGTCATACTCTTCTAGTTCCCTCATAAACTCTGGATCGGTATCCCATAATTCATCAATCCGTTCTTCGTCAATTATGAAATCATGTAAAGTTATTTCTCTTCCATATCCGTCTATTACTGTCCTGCCTTCTTTCCCACTAGGTTTAAATATACCTGTGTCTAAAAAGTTTCGGACGTAGTAACGGCCTACACTTCCCTCTAGCCGTAGAAATAGCCCACCATTAATTATTTCTAATTGTTTTTCATAAAACGTCATGTATCCCTCCTATTTATTTAAAAACATTTCTTTATATTCTTGATACTCGGACACCCAAATACCTTTTTTATTAGTCTTTGTAAATTTATCTATAAGATAGTTAAAAAACTCAAAATGTTTTTCAGCATCTTCTGTTATAGATTTATATTTTTCACAAAATCGATCGCCCAATATAAGCTCTCCTACTATTTGCTTGATGAAATACCACTTACCACGTTCATCAAGTGTATTCAAATCCCTATTAAATGGTAAGAATACATCTGGTTCTTTATCTCTGTTATCAAATACTGTATTCCAACAATTAGTTATTTGTAATAAATATTCATAATCATACTTCATACGCCCTCCTTATATTTCATTCCATTCATGATCATACAATTCTGTAACAACATCATCATTTTGTGAGGAGTCTATTCTTAGAACATCGTCAGTTAATGGC